GGCGAAGTTCGAGTTGTTGTCGGGCAGCGCCTCGATGGTCATGTCGAACGTCGCCAGCTCTTTATGGGACCATTTGGGTCCGGCGACGGTGGTGGGCCGCCCGTAGGGCAGCACCAGACGCGCCGACATCTTCATGTAGTAGGCGTCGAACACCCAGATCCCGGAGTCCAACAGTTTCCCGTTGATCTGCGCGGTGATGATGGTGCCGGCCGTTGCGGTCGGCGGGGTCACCGTCACATTGCTCGAGCCGTGCGCCGCGGATTGCACCGACGCATTCATCATCTGCAGCAGTTTGAATTTCAGCTGCAACCCGTAGTGGTCCTGCAGGATCGCGATCAGGTTGCCGCCCCAGTCGTACTGTTTGCCTTCGGGGCGGTCCTCGGTGCGTTCCAGACCGTTTTGTTCGACGCGGCCCAGCGTGATGAACGCCGGATCCAGCGCGGCCGTCGGATCGACCGGCAGGGTGGTGCCGAACGGCGCCCAGCGGACACCGCCGCTCACCTTGGGGCTGGGGGCGGCGATCTCGGCGACTTCGGCGAACACGACCGGCGGGGCTGCGGTGGTCACTAGCTTCTCCTCCAATGCACAACCAGGGTGGCAATGCACACAATCATTGCCACGGTTAGCTTCACACGCCGCGCCCGGTTTTGGGTGTTAAGACACGCTGACAGGTTGGCCGGGGATCCGCCAGGTGAGCATCGCCTTGTAGCGCGGCATGTTGACCAGCGGATCGTTTTGTTTGACCGGGGTGGTGGCGGTGGAGTGCGCCACCCAATAGTCGACCCCGCCGACGGTGACGGTGAACGTGTACAGGCCGCGGGCCCCGAGCCCGATCGCGCGGCAAAGGTTGGCTTCGGCCTGGGTTTCCAGGTTTTCCGGGGCGTAGGCGTGCAGGATGATCGACAGGTCGTAGAGCAGCTCGTCGGGGCGCAGCGGGCCGCCGGCGGCCTCCAGCCGCAGCCACGGCACCACCGTGTCGGCGCGGCTGTCGGGTTTCCCGAGGCGGGTGGTGACCGGGACCGGCGCCATCAGCGGGGTGAAGTAGGCGACCCCGATCGCCTCGATCGGTGGGGCCATGATCCCGTAGGCGGTCATTGGTTGGCCGTCCCCCCGAAATGCGCCACCGTCTTGAACAGGGTGGAGTGTTTGGCGTCATCGAGCATGGCGGCGAAATTAGCGGTCCACACGTTGGCGCGGGCCCGTTTGGAGTCGGGCCAATCCGACACGACGGTGACCGCGTAGTCGGCGCCTTTTTGTTGGGCGATGCTGTTGGCGTGATCGGCCATCTGCTGCACCTGGTCGGCCAGGGCGGCGACCACCTCGGGGGAGTGCAGCAGCCCGATAGCGAAGGCGCTGAACGCGGCTTTGTCGATGACCATCTGCGAGCCGTCCCGGAAGGTGTGCGCGCCCGCGGGGCTGTCAGTGTCGTCGTCGGCGGGCTCAGCGGCGCCGCCGGCCAGCGGGGCGCTCACGTGATCCGCCGCAGCTTCACGATGCCGCCCGTCCATGCGTACAGCTTGGTGAACGGGCCTTTGAAGTCGTTGGTGGGGTCGCCGTTCACCCAATATTGGGTGCCGCCCTCATAGTTGCCGGTGTCGTCGACGGCGCCGCCGATGATCACCCCATCGGAGGCGTGGTAGTCCTGCGGGTCGGGGACATCCATGTTGAGGCTGGTTTCGATGCGGTCCAGAAATTCGGGGCTGATGACTTCGCTGGATGAGCCGAGGCGCCCAGCCTGGTGGTAGCCGCGGACCCAGCGGACGACCGGGGCGCCGTCGATGATCGGATGGTTGCCGTGGCTGTCGATGGTGGTGGTGTCCACGGTGCGGGGAATGTGCAGCACCGGGAACGGGGTGGGGATCTTCATCAGGCGACCACCGGCAGCCGATACGGGGCCAGCCGATCCATCTGCTCGGCATTCAAATTCAGGCCCGCATTCCTCGTCAGGGTGAGCTGGTAGCCCGGGGTGGTGATCCCCGACACGTTCCCGGCGGTCATCTCCGCGGCCACTTCAGCGAGCTCGTAGGCGACCGCTTTCACATCCGCCGGCACCGCCGGATACCCGTGGGTGAAGGTGACGGTGGCATACCCGAAGTTCATCCACGGCAGATACGCCGGGGTATCCGGCCCGTAGTAGTAGCCGGAATAGGAACCCCACCCCCACCCGGTCAACCCCAGCGGCTGGATGTAACCGATCTGGAACCATTCATACAGGTCGGGGTCGATGTCGACGGTGGTGTCCACCCCAGTCTGGATACTCAGTTGCGCCACATCGGTCACATACAGGCTGGGCAGCATGATCCGGCCATTGGTGCCGACTCGCAGTTTGTCCAGGGTATTGGTGTCGTTCGGGTAGATCCGCCACCCGCAGTACGTCCTGATCCGCGCCCCGGCGACGGCGAGGAAATATTTGGGGTCCTGGGCCTGGAAAGACGCCCAGTCCGGGTCGTTGGGGTCACACAGCGGCGGATAGGGATCACGCGGAGCCGCCGGCGACGACACCGGACTGGGCGTAGTCATTCCTCAGCCTCTTGCAGCAGAGCGATCAGTTCGTGCTTGCGGGCCGACGCCGGGTAGTCGACGCCGAGCTGGGCGAGGGCGTCTTTGAGTTCGGGCACCGTCCAGCCCTCGAGATCAACGTCGGCGGCCTCTTCCTCGTCCCACAACGACGGCTGCTCGGGTGGGGCCTCGCCGGGTGCGTCGGTGAGGGGTTGCGCGCTGGCGAACGGCGGCGGCGGCACCCCAAAATCATCATCGACCAACACGACGATGTCGGGCAGCTCCGCAGGCAACGCGGCGGCCAGCGCCACCAAATGCTGCGGGACCACCGCCCCGGCGTCTTTGTGCCGCTGCACCGCTTCGACAATCGAATGCGCCCAGCCAGCTACCGGATCCCGGACATACATCTTGCCCGGCGGCGCGGGCGGTGTCCGCCCGAACCGGCCCAGCGCCACCGCCACCATCACGCCACCGCGATACTGGTCGCCGTCGTCGTGACCTGCGCGGCAGCCCCCACCGCAGGGGCCACCGCATGAGCCGCCAGCAACCAGTTATGCAACGCCAACAACGAACACGGCGTCGTCAACGCCCCCGGCGGCACCTTGATCGGCCCCAACTCCTGCACAGCATCTTTAGCAGCCATGAGCAAAGCCTAACGCCGGAGCATGTCACAAGGATGATTGACGCGCGGTATGACGTTGCAGGTACTCAGCGGCGGCCCACAGCAGATCAGGATCGTCCCCAGCCATCCCCATGAACCGATTACAGGTGTTGCACAGCAACCCCCGGATCACCCCTGTCCGATGATCATGATCAACCGAGAGGTTCGGATACGTCTCACAACCATTGCGGCAGATCGCACACACACCACTTTGCGCCGTCAGCAGTTCGTCATACTGTTCGGGCGTGATGCCGTACAGCTTCTTGATGTTGTGCCTGCGGTTGATCTCACTATAGGTACCCAGTTCTTTTCGCCGTCGGGTTAATGCTTTTTTCTTGCATTTCGGGCAGCAGTTGAGGCTTTTAGCCTTGATCTGCTTTGGCACGTAATCTGCTCCGCACACGCTGCATGGACGCGCCAGATAACTTGCTTTGACGGGTTCGCCGCGCTTGGCCGCGCTAAAGCAATCTCGGCACCAGGTTCCACGTTTGCCGATGTAAGACGGGGAGAAAGCTGAGTGCGGGAGCTGTTGTTTACAGCTCCCGCACTGCTGAGTTGGGGTGTCATCCATGCACCCACTATATTAAAAAGTGGGTGCATGGCACCGACTTTTTAGAATGTTGGTGCGGTCAAACCGGTGATCTGCACCACGGATTGGGGATAACGAGCGGCCGTGAAAGCCAGATAGTTGTACACCTGCAGCAGCACGGTCAGGTTGACTGCCCTGGTTTCCGGCAAGACTCTCGCGCGGATCCCGGATTCCCACAGGATGAGGTCGGAGGACCGCATCACGTAGACGATGTCTTCGGTTCCTGCGCCGGAGTTGGTTGCTATGTTCGGGTCGGTGACGACCGGCAGGCCGTGGATGTTGCCGACCACTTGCTGGGAGTCGACGTCGGTGAGGACACCGACCACGTTGAACGGCATGTTGCCGTTGGGCAGCACCAGCGGGCGCTGGTTCCCGTCGAGCAGGGACAGGAACCAACCCCAGCGGCGGGGGTGCATGACGATCACTTCGGGCGGCAGGAAGCGGGTGGTGTGTACGGTTTGCACCGCGTTCGCCAGGGCGCTGTACACGCCGGCGATGGTGACCGCGGACGCGGCGACCGACGTGATACCCGGCGTGTTCCCGACCCCCAGTACTTGGCCGCTGGATCCACTGCCGCCGATGACCTGGGTGTCCAGGACGGCGGCGTGCGCGGCGACCAGGTCACGGAACACGACGTCGTCGAACGCGATCGGGGACTGGTCGATCAGCTGGATCGCCACCCCCTGCTGACCCGAAATTGTTCTGACCGGTGCATTGATAAATGTATCTGTCAGGGCAGTTTCTGACACGGCGGTGTTATCGGCGGTCTGCACGCCGACGGTGGTGCCGGTCAACATCTTCGGCACGTTAATCGAGTCGGTTCCGCCGGGCAGGGTTTGGCGTTGGGTGACGTTCGCGAACGCCCGGCCCGGACGGGCGTAGGTCACGTATTGATCCATCAACCACGCCGGCGGCACCGCGTAGCCGCCGGACCCGTCGACCCGGGAAATGTCGGCGCGGTACTCCTGGTATTCGGGGTTGTTGGCGACATCCTGGGCGTGGTCGTAGAGGCGGCGCCGCGATTCCCCGTCGGGGTCGAGGTTCATCGTCAACCGGATCAGGTCTTTCACATAGGAGCGGTGGTGCCGGTTTTCTTTGGTGTAGACCGCGGACTCTTTGACGTGGACGGCGGCGCGTTCGGTGTGCCGAACTTTGGCGAGGTTGTTAGCGATGGTTCCCGAGCGGCGGACTTCTTCGCCTACCTCTTGGATGCGTTTGTCGAGGGCTTCGATGTTTTCCCCGAGGCCGCGCATCTCGTCGACATGCGCGCGTACTTCGGCGTCCTCTTCGGCCGAGAGGGTGTCGCCGTGCTGGTCTTTGGCGACCATCAGGATGGCGGTGGCTTTGCGTTCCAGGTTGTCGCGTTTTTCCACCAGCTGGGTGCGCTGCTCGATGAGGCGTTTCAAAAATTCTTCCATCGAGTTGTTTTCGACGGCATCGGTGCTGGGCATGACGGCGGCTCTTTCTTTAGGCGTGACAGGGTTGGGGGTTGGCCGTGCCGGCCATGCCCGTGCCGGGCTGTCGCCGTTCTGTGCCAGATTCGCGACTTGGGTGCCGATGATAACGCTACGGGGCCAGGGTGGGGGGCAGCGACACGCGGACCTTGTCGAGTTCGGCGAGCCGGGCGGTGATGCTCCGCAGCCCGGCGGGGTCGGCGGCTTCGCGCACCATTTGCAGCGCCGCGCTGATGGGGCCGACGCTGATGGTGTCGTTGGCGGGGCAGCCGAACGCCTCGACATCACACCCCCCAACCCCGTCCTCGTCCTCGTCTTCGTCGTCGTCTTTGGTGTAGGGGACGGTGGCCGGGTCGGCGGGCCCGGGCGGCAGATACTCGCCGCGGACGATGGCCGGCGCCGGCGCGCTGTAGGGGATGGGGGGCTCCGATTTTTTGTCGTCGGCGACATCCACCCCGAATTTCTTCAACGCGGCTTTGATGCGGCCCTTGATCGCCGCCAACTCGCCGCCGGTATACCCCGCTTGATTCTTGGGCATGTTGATGTAGGACCAGGCGGCTCTCGCGTGGGCTTCGGTGTCGATCGGGTATTTTCCGTTTTTCGGGTCGGCGTAGGCGACGTCGCCGTAGGGTTTCTTGGAGTCGGCGCGGTACCCGTGGGCGACCGCGTCCAAAGCGTCGGCCAGGCTCGCGTCGAGGCGACGCAGCTCCACCAGCTGCCCCTCGGACAGGGCGGCGGCGGCCTCGAGCGCATCCCCGATCGCCACCTGGGTCGCCGAGTTCGCGCCGTAATTCACCACGCTGACATCTCCGTGGTGCAGCGACACCTCGGTGATGGTGCGCTGCGTGTACGACTGGTCCCACAGCTGGTCTTTGACCCGGAACCCGAACGACATTTCGTCCATGTTGGAGCGGCCGTTGGCTTGCGGCTTCAACTTGGGGATCAGCCTTTGGACGTCGGGGTCGGCGGGGTCGAGCAGGGCCCGGATTTTCAGGCCGGCCCGGTCGCGGGCCAGGAACAGGGTGTCGGTGGTGGTCCGGGCCAGCGCCATCCCCTCATGGTTGACCAGCAGCATCACGTCGGGTTTGCTGGCCAGGGTGACGTCGAACGCGGTGCGCTGCAGCTGCTCGGTCCAGCCGCCTTTGTCGGGGCCGCCGTACACGTCGTAGGGGTCGAAGGTGGCGGCGTAGCCTTCCAGCACGATCCGCCCGTCGCGGTCCCGGCGGTATTCGAAGGGGCACGCCGCCCTGGTTTCGGGGACGTTGAGCAGGTTGACCCGGTTAGCGTGCGCGGCGGCGGCGATGCTGGTCATGATGTTGCTCCTACGGGGGATCCGTTGGTTGACGGGGTTTGGGGGCGCCCACCGAAACCGGGTTCGGTGTCGGCGGGTTTCTCCCCGGCCGGGCCTTTCGCGGCTAGGGCGGCGGTTTTCGCGGGGTCGAACCCAGACGGCGCCATATTCACCGGCTGCAAGAAAGTGTCCAAACCGTCAGCCGGCTCCATCTCCTCTTTCGCCCGAACCTCGTTGCGGTTAGCCCACCCAGCCTGAATCGCCGTCTGATACGCCTTATACCGGGTGTCGATATCACCCCGGTAGAGGGCATCGAAGTCGGTGGAGATGTACTGGCCGCGGGGCAACAAATCAGACAACGCACTCTCAATACACGAAGTCCACGACCGGAACGAATAAGTCACCGCACCCTGAGTAATCTGTTCAATTCCAGTTCCCCATGCGGTCGCGGCCTTCGTATGACCCAGCAGCACTGGCGGGACGCCGAACATGATGCAAATGTCTTCCCTTTGAAATTCCCTCGTTTCCAAAAACTGGGACTCATCCGGGCTGATGGACAGGTTCTGCCACTTAAACCCACCAGTCAAGACGGCGGGGAGTCGCCGGCCACCATGAGACGCGATCCAATTCTGCTGCTGCCGCTCCACACTCTCGGGATCCAAATTCTGATCCGTCATCAACAACCCCGACGGCGAAGCCGATTCCTTAAACCAGCGGTAGCCATACTCTTCAGCCGACAGCGACAATCCGATCGCCACCGCGGCCTGCCGAATCGGGGACAGCCCCCACGGCTCACCGGGCATCGTGAAACGCCGGATGTGGCAGATGTCGTTTTTGTTGACCTGCTCACCCATCACCCGGTAGATCGGATCGAACCACGCCAAAATATCCGGGCGTCTCTCCAAAAACACGATGTCGGGGTGCATCGGCATCAACGCCGTCGGCGTCCCCCCGCTGTCCCGTGACGTGATCAGGTGATAAGAATTCCCGCGTAACGCCAAATTCGCGACGACCATCCATTTCCACTGAAAAAGGTTGAACCCAGGAAATGGC